CCAGATTCATCAGAAGCATTAATATAAAGATAATTACATCCGAGTATATCGTTAACAATAACTCTTGCAAGCGTGGTCTTACCAGTACCGGGATTACCAACAAAGAGAAGATTAGGAATTTCATTTTTAAACTCTTTTACAATATTAAGAGTACGTTCATCTAAGATAATATCATCAAGCTTTGCCGGACGATATTTTTCAACCCATATTTTATCAAAATCAATCATAATTATTTACCAGAAGAACCAAAGCCTTTTTCACCTCGAACAGATTCTATAATTTCACCTTCAGAAATTTCAACAGGGTAGTTTCTATAAACTACAAACTGCGCGATTCTATCTCCAGCTTTAACTTCGTAATCCTTATCAGTATTATTATATAACTTAATACCTGCATCTCCACGGTAACCTTGATCAATAATACCAGGGTGAGGTATAATACCATGCTTAAATCCTAAACCTGAACGACCTTCAACCTTAACCCAAAATCCTAGATCAATAAAAGCAAACTTTAATCCTACATCTACTACTGCAGATCCACGTGCAGGAATAACTTTATCTTCTACCGATGTAACATCTAAGCCTGTATCCGATTCATTATTTTTAGAAGGAATTACAGCTTTATCATTCGTTTTCTTAAACTTTACAACCATATACGTATAATAATATATTATGTAAAATTTTCAAGTGGAGATTAAATATATGTATGGCTGAAGAATTAGATGAAGCTGTTAACGATATTATTAATCAATTAAAGAGTAATAATAAGATAGCAAAAGTTCCAGTAGAAGAAAGCGTTTTGAATAAAGACGACTTAGAGGACTTTCTTATTCAGAATTCTGGCAAGCTTATAAAAAAATCACTCAGTATAGTAGATAATGTAAATGATTATATTTCTTCAGCTCCTGAAAATAGAGATGTTGCTGCCTTAGCTGAATTAATTAAAGCTTCTTCATCAGCTATTGAGACTCTTAATCGTCTTCATACTGCTAAAGAAAGAAACGAGACACAAGTTACTGTTAAGCAAATGGATGTTGAGAGTAAAGAAAGACTTAATATAGCTGATAATCAAACTAAAATGCTTTTATCGAGAGATGATATAATGAAAGCATTAATAGATAAAGACGAAGAAGTTATAGACGTTTAAAAGTCAAGATCTTTACATTCGCCTTCTTCTTCGCAAAGATCCTTCTTAACTACAGAAACTGAAGCAGCTAGTAAATCTTCTTCTGATATATCATCTATACTATCTACAAACGTTTGCTCGGTTCTACCTGCTGGACCTCCAAATAGACCATTAATAGTATATAGATCATATACACCATCTCCTACTTGCATTTGTAATTCATAAGTTTGATCGTTTTCAATAGGAAATCCAAGAATATTAGTTAAAGCATTTTGACATTTTTCTTTAATTATTCTATTCTTTACTGCGTATTCAGTTCTATCTAAGGAAATTAAAAGTCTATTTACTCCATTCAATATGCTAAATGCTTGACTACCTTCTAGATAGAAAATATTAACAAATTTTCTAAATTCAAATAATTTATACGCTGCAGGTCCTAAAGCTTGTCTTATGGAATCAAATATATTATTTGATATATCTCTCAAAGTATTAAAGAACGGAATATCTTTTAAATTAAAATTACCTGCTGCGAAGTTTGTAAATCCTTTAGAGAATTCATTATTAACTCTTAATTGAGGTAATTTATCTATAAATGGAAGAGTGTTATCATTATATACACTTTGCTCAAAATTATAGTTAAATATGTTTTGAGTTACTCTGGCTCCTTCATTCATACAGTCTTGAGTATAAGGAGCTAATTTATTATATAAGTCTACTGCTGTATAAACAGGTTCTAAACCATATACAGTAGTAGCTATATTACTTCTTACAGCATTACCTATAGTACCTATACCATCATTTACAGAAGCTAAGAGATTTATATCTTGTCCAGATGCAAGTCTAGATAAATCATAAGCAGCACAGGAAAACGGACCATTCAAAAGCTGTCTTAAATAATATAAAATAGTACATTCATCTAATTTTAATAAACCTTCAGCTGAAGCTAGCATACCAATGAACTTTTGTAACTGATCAAGACCTAGTTCAAAAATTTGTAGAAAGTTTTCCATGAAATCTAATTCAGATTCAGAAAAATTATGCATAAAATCACCTTGCAGGTTACCATCGCAATCCCGTACTATAAGATTTTCAAATTGCTCTTTACTTACAAAAAGAGATCTTAATACTTGAGCTTTTATGTTAAAGAAGCCATTTACATCATCAACTAAATTGTTTACTAATTGATCAACACAGGCAGATCCACTACCTACGCTTCCTCTATTTAACAATTCTGCCATAATATTATTTATTATTAAACATACGCACTGCCATAATTACCACCACCGGGTAAATCTAACCCACTACCAGTAGGTTGACGCATTTGTTGTTCTAATAAATTTGGATCTAATGATGCATCGTCACCGCGTCTATCTATATCAGGTCCTATGTACGGCTTAATACATGTTATATGATTTTGATATCTACTTCTTATAAACTTATGGTGTACGTTAGTTACAAACCACTTACCTAAAAGCTTTCCATCTAATTTATTTTCCTCTTCAGAAAATTTTACTATATCTAAAAATATACCAGGCTTTCTTGCTGTATCACCTAATAAGCTAAAATTAAGCTGTAAATTATAAAAGGTTAAATTTGAAACCATCTGTGCTTTTACTATACTAATACTATCATCTCTATCGAATTGCGGAATAGAATAGTTTTTTATTGGTCTATTTGCATTTGAATTAAAATTTAAATAAGATTTAGCTTCACCTCCAAGTAGTTTAAAAGATCGAATAAAATCTTCTTCCCATAATTTTTTTGTTTCTTCAATAGTTATTTTAGTAACAGCATTTACACCAGTAAATTTGTCGTAAGTAGATACCATATAGTTAGTAAAATACGAATTTGTATAAAACGTATAAGGAGTTGAAAGTTCAGTATTTTTTAATGTACCAGAGTATTCATTAAATTTTATACTGTCATTAGAAAATGGATTATTTTTATTAGCTGTGGTTGCATAACTACTATCCATTTTACTAGGAGCATGTGTTAAATCACCTAATGCAAATGCTTCAGTAGTTAAATCTTCATTAGAATTAAAATAAACATTTAATGGTTTTAACGTATATTTTTTAATTGATCTATCAAATTGTAATATTGTTTGAACCGGTAACCCGTTAGAAGTTTCAACATAATTAAATCTTAGAAGATATTTAAGTACATCAGAATATTTCCAATTTACTCCACATCTTACTCTTTGCATATTAGAAACTAAATTATTACCTTGAGTTTTATTAAGTGTGTGGCTACCTGAATCCCAATTTAAATCATCAATTATATCTTCCCCTAAAACCTCTTTTAATATTTCATCTTTAATAATATCTCCTATTAATTTATCAGTATCAGAGTTAGGAAAACATACATCATATGGCACTTGTTGATTAAGCTTATAGTAGTTATAATCTATTAGTTTAAAAGTTTTAAAATTATTAGATCTATCAGTTTTTGATACACTGTTACTCTCTGAAGTGATAACAAAAGTATATTCTAACTTTACCTTGTCTAAATTAGGATTTTCTTGATCAACGTAATCGTAAAATCTTATATGCAAATAATCTTTACCAGTACCGTCTACGTTATGATTTTCATCAAAATAATCGAATGGGTTATTAATAGTTATGGAACCAGTTGTAAAGGGCTCTAATAATGATTCATCAATATCGAGTTGTAATATAGACGTTTGAGTTAACATTAACCCCTGCGTACTTTCATATGCTTTATCAGCATCCTCGTTATTGGTAACTAAAAACTGACACCAAAACTCAGCTCCGTTAAGCTTAAATTTAAATGCGTCGTCATTTCTTTTATTACTTAAAGACATTAAAAATGTTTGTTGTTAAATACAGTAGCTTGCGTCATTTGCTGATATAGTACACCTCTCATATCAGGAATAATATATTCTAGCTGTTGACCACCTTCTGCAAAGAAACTATTACCTATAGTTTTCTTATTCAACAAATATATAATCCACCAGCTGTGAATATCACCGTAGATGTTATATGAAGTAGTTGTTAACGGTTCTTTAGCTAAAACATTATACGTATCTAAAATACTACCATCAACATTATCCGGCATTTCAATTTTGTTTAAAAGGTTATAAAAGTAAAACTCTTTACCGTTATTTTGTTGAGAGTATATTTTAAATATACGCTCATAGCGATTGATAGGTAAACTGGGTAATCCATTTACCTGATCTTGATATTGTCCTGTTTTTCCTGTTAAACTCATTTTATCGTAATCCTTGTGTTCCAGCTGCTCCAGCATTAGCTTCTGCAGCTTGGTTAGCTATATCTACAGCTCTCTGTTGTTCATCTCGAGCTCGGCCTTCCCTTTGTTGTTGTCTTAGCGCCTCTTCTTGATCAGCTCTGTAATCAGCAATTTCTGATTCAATATTTTCTCTATCAGAAGAATAGCCTGCAAAACCATCACTGAATTCAGATATTTCATCGACAAAGTTTGAAGGTTCAAGTGTAAGGGATTTAAAATTAAAATCACAAACATAAGCTTCAGGAACAATTATTTCACCAGAGCCTTTTTTATAAATTTTTCTTCTACTACCAAGCATACTTACTTGAAAATTCTCTAAGCTAGCCCATTGTATAAAACGTACACCGGGTATTACTAAATTATATATAGCAGGAAAATTCATTCCAATAGGCCCTCTTCTAAAAGGTCTATTTAGTTTAGTAAAGTTAGTAATAAAATTATAATTAAGATCAAAACCATCATCATTTAAAGTATTAGAAAGAGTAAAACTTATCTGTACTCCATTGTCAGTATTACTATATTGATAAAATTGTGGTGTTTCTATATACGTTCCAGGCGCACCTACAGTCTGGGTGCCTGGATTAAATTGCATATTTGTACCTAACATTTTATTCATCCCGCCCATAGCAGTATTAGCACCTTTAGTTACTATATCTTGAAGTGCCATGCCACCTATATTGACATCTCCTAATGCTCTACCTGTAGCTACAGTACCTCCTACTAAACTTTCAGCAGCTCCTCCTAGTCCCATAATTTGATCTCCACCAAGCATTTGAGCGTTTCTTTGACTTATAGGTGAAAATGTATTATCAAATTCAGTACTAAATGATCTCATTTCATCTGAAAAGAAAGGAAAACTAAATCTAGCTAATGGTGTCCTAGCGACACTATAAAGACCTTTATAAAAATCTAATCCAGGATTATTACTATCTTTATATGAATTTGAATTATTTCTAGGTGAGAAAATATTCATATATCCATCAATAAATTGCTTGAGCTGAGAATATTTTAATTCATATGCAGTAATATAAGCAGAAGGAGCTTCATCTCTTAATTTTCTATTTCTTGGAACTGATGTCCAGTCATAATTTTTTACAATATCAAATGACCCCGGAGTCTGGGAATTTTGTCTTATACCTTCGTATGGGTCAGGTGATGCCATAATAATATTTAAGCGTTAAACTACGCTAGACTGTATGTTGAATTATTATATTTTACCCTACTATCAACATAGTTAGGACCACTTACATCACCTTGCATGCTATCATTATTACTCGGTAGAGGTACTATTGTTGATGGTGTAGGAGTACCTTGACCAGCTACCATTTTTGCTGTTAATTGTACTAACTGTGCAAGATATTGATTTGATTTTTGTATCTCTGAAGTAACTGCTCTATCAAAAACATCTCTAACTATAACCCCTTCACCTGTACCTCCTTTAATCATCTTAGCTAGAGCACCTCCTTCTTTCATTCCCACGATATCATCTTCATTGTTGAAAGGAATTACTTTATCTCCCCTTATCATAAAATCATCAAATGGATTTAAGAAACTAATAACATTACCTGCACCCTCTTTTATACCACCTACAACATTACCACCAAAGTCCTTAACGTTATTAACTATCTGGGTTGCTTTCTCTGTAATAAAATCTAATATAGCATCCATAATATCTTTAAACATATTAATAAATTTATCAGTTATAGATTGAAAGAAGGCACTAGGACTACTAAGATCAACTCCTTGACTTTCTAAAAACGCTGCTGCTCCCATACCTCCTTTTACTGCAGCATTAGCTAAGAACTCAATTACTCCAGCTATAGGACCTAGACCAGATTTAAAATGCTCAGCTGCAGCTGCAAAATCACCTCTAAAGATAGCAGCATAACCTTTACCCATTTCAATAACATTTTTTATACCTGGAAGATTTAAAGCAAAGTCTTTAATTTTATCCCACATGCTAAATCCTTCCCCATCAATTTTTTCTTCTTCACCTTCTCCTTGCTCATTTAAATCACTTAATAATAAGTATCCATCAATAATTATTGAAGCAATATTACCTACTCCGGAGGGTAGTATATTTAAGATACCAGAAAGAAATTCAAGTATAGCTTTCATATAATCCCCTTCCTTCCATCTAGCTATACCAAAACCAAAACTAAATAAAGAGCCTATAACCGGTATAAATCTACCAAATTTCAATAGTTTAGGTCCTAAAACTTTAGATATTCCTTTAAACATTTTTAAAAGCTTACCTCCCTTCATAGCTTTAAAAAAGCCTCCTGCTAGTTTGCCCATAGGCCTTAAAAGTTTAGGTATAGTTTTGGCTACAAACTGTCCTACCGGGCCTAAAAAATCTGATATCCATGTAGCGAAGGCTGTTATACCAGCTCCTAATGATAACAATAATGGTAATTTAAGATTAGGTGGTGTACCTTCTTTTTTACTTTCCCCCTGCACCATGCCAGAAACTTTACTAGCAGGCGTATCTTTTGATTTCGATGTTTCAGTTTTACCGAATGTGTCAGGTTGATTTTTTTGTTGAACGCTTACCAGAGTTTCAGCAAATATAGTAGCCTCGTTCGTTAATCTTCTTTTTTCATTTGAAGTAAGAACGGGATTAACTTTTTTAATTATATTTTTTGATAAAGATTCTTTTGCAGTTTCACCAGAAAACGCTTCACCTAATTTATTTATAAAGTTATCCACATATATATTTATGCACCAACTGTAGCATCAAACAAACTCGCATCTACTACAATAGTAGATTCGTCATCTGTTAAGATTTTTTTATCGTATATAGATATCTGAGATAAAAAATTTGTTATCTTTTCATATAGCTCTAGAGGTAATTGCTCGATAATTTTAACTCTATCAGCTACTTTTAAATCATTAAATACAACTTCTTCTTCCTCAACAGAAACTGAATCAATTACCTTTATAATTTCAAAGATGTAAATTAATCCCATAGCGTCTGATAAGCTTTCTGATTTTAAATTTTCTATCTCTGAAATACATTTCTTAAGTATAACATTCTCTTCTTTTAAAGTAGGTATCTTTAATTTAATATTAATAGTATCTATACTTACATCTTTAGTTAATTCAAACTTAGGTGTTTTAATTGCTTTACTAATATAATCATCTATAGATACTACATTACCGTTACTATCTTTAATTTTACTACCTAATGATTCTTGTCTTAGAGCTAATATAGCTGGTACTCTATCAAACGTATAAAAAGTATCTCCTTCAACATTATCTATAATTACATCATTTACTGCTTTAGAAAATTGTAATGCACCTACTACCCCATTAACTGCAGTAGATATAATATCTTTTTGTTGCTTTAAATTTATTTGAGTAGCATTAACTTTCTTTCCAGCTGATGGAATATAAATCTTAAAATTTTTCTTTAGCTCAGTTAACTTAGAGATAAAGTCTTTAGTGTTAGACATACTATTATTTAACTGTTATTTTATTTTTGCAACTTTATCTTTCTCATCATCATTCTCTCTTCTATACAATTCGATGTAATCTAAAACATCTACAAATGTGCTGTTAGATATAAACGTTGCGTCTCTCATCCTTTTACTTAAAACAAATAAGTATTCTCTATATGTATTAGCATCTATACATTTGTATAATGTATTAAGAAATGCAAAGGGAGTAGAGTTTAAAAAATTTATTTCAACATCAGAGCCTTCAAATAAATTAAATACTAACGCTCTTTTTTTACTATGATAAAAGTCAGTTATAGTTTTTAATACCTGTGCAGGAAGAGAACTAGTAATTATGTTATATTCATCTTCTGTTACTTTATGAAGATCTATTATCTCATTATCAATTTCAATAGTTTGTATTATCTTAAATAAGCTATCAGATGATACTATAAATTCAGTTGGATAGTCTAAAACTAATTTTATATTATCGATTATAACTTCTTCCCTAATATCTAATATTTCATTAAAAGTTTTAAGAATAAAATCTATACCTACTTCTTTTTCTCTACCATTAATATTGATACTAATTGATTGCTTAATACACCGTTCTCTTAGTTTAACTAAAGCTAGAAACTTCTCTAATACATTTAAATTTTTAGTTATTATTAGAGAATTAAAAAATTCTGCTCTTGCTTCAACAGGCTTATCATAGAAGAACTCTCTTACGTCTTTATACAAAAATTCTTTTACAGCTACACTTTTCCCGTTAGGAAGCTGAAACACATGGTTCATGTTTATAATTATAAGTTAAGCAAAGAAAGGTAAACTAGGCCCTGTTATATTTAAAGGCTTATACTCTTTGAAAGCAAATGTTACTGATGCTTCTCTAAACTCTTCATCACTATAAGTTAGACTATAACCTTCAACATTAGTAGGAAAAACATCTATAAATTTATAGCCTTTTCTTAATTGCATTCGATTATTATATTGCTTCAAAGTAACATTGCATAATAGATTTCTATTAATTAACCCATCTATACCTAAAGCTATCATCCAAGGTCTAAAAAAGCCATGTTCAATATCATCTTGTGTATCGAAAAAGTTTATTGCTAAGTTTTTAGTTAAAAAATCAGTTCTTTTATTAAGAGCGTATCCAGGTAAGAATCCACCTAGATTTTGTGAACCTGCAATATCAAATTGAGAATTTTCACCTGGTACTGTAACTGATCTAGCTACTAATACATTACCGTTTCTAGTAAAACGATCTGGTTCAGTAACTGCACGCCAGTCTTCAGCATCATTACTATACGCTTTAGCTATTGCTACATTAACATTATCTATTAATACTGAAGAATTGTATTCAAATGTTACTTTCCATAAGAATGGATGCGAAAGAAAGAACCTTTCACTATAGCTATAGCCATCAAGGAAGTCAAATGTTTCAAACGCCATTAATAATATTTAATCGCGAATGTAATTTAAGATGTGGCAAAGTCTCTATAGAAGTGATAAGCAAATGTTACATCGAAGCTTAGAACATCACCAGAACCATCTGCAATATCATAACTAACATCGCTAATGTTTCTAATAGAAGCTCCTACAAGCTCGATATTTCTTACATCGTTTAGCTGTTTATCAACTTGTACTAAATTAATAACTGACTCAGTACCAGGCATTCCATATTCACCAATAGAAGTTTCGTTGTTAAATACAAGTCTTGAAGCAGCTTCAAATTTAGTTCTTAAAGCACACTCTTCGTCATGATAAAATGATATAGTATATCCACCTGCAGTAGGGTAAGTCGATCTACCTGGAACTTGAAATTCTTGTCCAAAATAGTTAACTACCTTACTATCAATATTTCTACCCGGTAACGTTGCAGTTTTAGCATAAACTAAATCATTATCACCAACGAATTCGACTCCACCAGTTAATGATATGTTTCTAACTCGAAATAGAAAATCTCTTGAAAATTGATTTTCAGCTGCTTTAGTAAAGAAGTTTTGAATTGTTGTTGCCATAATAATATTTAATAGTTCTTATTGTTTAACCGCCAACTAACTCTTGGAAATTGGCATCTGTTCTAGTAGCGTAGAAGTTAACTAAGATAAACTCTGCTGTTCTCGTCGGCTTAAGGTAAATATCTACCACAAGCTCATTAGCATCGATAACTGCTGGAGTATTATTTCTTTCATCACAAACAATCAAGTAATCAAATAACCCTTCATTGTTCTTCGCTCTTTCAAACAGAGGTGTTAAAGCATTTACTAATCTTGTTCTAGTAAACTCTGAGTTTTGCTCAAATACAAACTGACGAGCTAACTGCTTAGTTGGTCTTTCTAATGATAAGAACAATCTTCTAACGTTAATTCTATCGAATGCACTTGGCTTTTTCTGTAAAGTCTTTTGCCCGAATATTACAATACCCGACCCAGGGAATTGAGCAATTGGATTAATGTTAGCTTTATAAAGCTCGTCCCGCTGCTTCTGATTAGGATTAATTGCAATATCATTAGCAAATGAAATTAAACCTCTAGTAAAGCCAGCTGGTGCAAACCATGGGAATGCTACTGCATCATTTCTAGCCATTGCAGCTGCAGCAAATCCAGATGATGGTACCCAGCATTGCTTACCACCATAACTATCATTAATAGCCATCCAGTTGCCATAAACCGTAGCATAAGAAGTATTCTCGTTCTCAAACTGGTGTCTGATAGGCCAGTAAATTTCAGTTTGGAAGTTCTTTGTCTTATCAGACAACGGCTTAGTATTACGTCCTTTAATAACAATCTGTCTAATTGGATCTGCTATAAAGATACAATCACCTCTATCCCCACCTTCATATGGAGGCTTAACAAACTTCTCAAACTTATTAAAGATTGCTCTGTAGTCAGTTTTTAAAGTATCTGTCTTAGTATTTGTAGTAGCAGATGAAGTTCTCAAACCATCAACTGCTGATTTAACATCAGCATCATAATTTTCATCATCGTAATAATCACCATTAGCAGTCATTGCACAAGCTATAGAGTAAATAGTACCTAAACCAGCTTCTGCTATAATATCGATATTATAGACCTCATCGTTCTTAATATTATCGAGCGATCTTTCAATTTTGCTTGGTATATCACCAAGAAGTTTTTCAGTTACTTTTTCGTTAGTAAACTGACCTAATGGGAACAATTTATTTGTTTGACCTAAGTCTGGGTAATCAGCTGGAGCAGCTGATAAACCTATGGCCTTAGCTAATGTACTCTTAGTTTGGAATACATGTTGTGCTTTACCTCGATTATTAAGAGATGAATTGCCGGTTAATCTACCAGAAATATTATCATTAATTAATACTTTAACATTTTGCGACTCCACATTTTCAATAAATGCTGAAACATCTGCTCCGCCGTTAGGATTAAGTTGTTTTCTATTTGCATTTATAGAACCTGTAATAATATCTGTTAATACATAATCAAGCTTTGTAGCTTCATTAGCATATATTGACTTACGCAATTTAAATACGCCAACCTGTAAGTAATCATCGAATGAAGTATCGTCTAAATCATAATCTGTTAGATTCTCCATTACACGAGATATACTCTGACCTGAACCATCGGTTGCAGAAGAAGTAAGATCAAATGTTAATGTACTAGTTGGTACTCCGGTAAAGGATGCAGTTCTTGCATTAGCACTTGTAGATGTAATAGCTTCAACATTTACAATTGCGTTAAACGGATCAGCAGGATTTTGTTTATTGTTAAGCAATCCTACATAAGTACCTTCCAATTGAGGGTTATTAGCTAATTGCGTTTTATTTAAAACAATAATACCAGCATTACCAATATCCGCTACTGAACTGATACTAGCTGCACTAAGTCTAGCAGTATCAGCCCAAGTATAACCAGATCCATCAATTATACCTAAATATTCAGATTCTGTTAATTCAAAATGAACTGGGGCACCAGCAACATATATAGCTGAAGAGGATTGTGAAAGAGTTCCTACTGTTCCTCCATTGGCATTTGCAAATGCTTGAACAGGGTAGGCTAATGCTGAATACTTAGATCCAAATCCATCTCCTGTATCTATACCATATGGCAATCTACCAGCGTAAACAGTAGCAGGTGAATTTAGAAGTTCAGTTAAAGTATAATGAAAATATTTTTCTGCTGCAGTAGTGGGAGGACCATATATTTGAACCAATTCTTGCTTGGTGGTTATAAGTAAAACTTCATCGACGGGACCTTGCTGAGCGAAACCAGTAACATAAACGCTAGTTCCGGCAGGTGCAGGTGTTGTAAAGGAAAGATCTGATTCTCTTATTTCTACTCCAGGTGAGTTAATAGTACGCTGTGCCATAAAATTATTTATCCTAATTCAGGATAATAATTTCAAAAATTGATAACTTCTGTGTGTAATTGTGAGTATACAAACGTAAATCCTGAAGTTATTTCGTCAGCATCAGTATAACTATAATCTATAGCGTTAACTGACGTAGGAAACGCTTTAGTATATGTAAATTTAATACGATTATTATTGAATTCATCTTTACCAAATATAGTTAAATCAGTCTGATAATCCTGAAAATCAGGAAAATTTTCGTTTATCTCACGAGCATTATATCTTCCCTCGTATTGATCGTGCAATAAATTGAGCCATGAATATATTGCATAGTAATTTTTATATTCATTATCTATTTTAAATCCTATAGATACAGGAGGATATGGATTTTTTGAATGAGATGAAACATATAATGTATTACCAGCATATCTATTTTCAACAGCTGGTACGTTGACTTCTGGTACTGCAGCACCAAATATTGAAAATTGAACTGAGTCAGGTATTAAACTATCATTAGTTTGATTAAACTTTTTACTAAACTCTTTTAAGATAGGTGGTACATCAAAAACTAATAAAAACTTATCAGCTCTTGATTTGTTCAGCATTGACTGCTGCATAGTATTCCTTGCCATGTATATATTTATAGCTGCTTCGGTATACCCGCTTGCCAATTATCTTGAGGATTTTCTCCTAAGAATGTAAATCCCATAGATCTCAAATCATCCATATCATCTGATACTTCTTCACCCATACCAAATACTACAGCAGATACATTATTTGATCCTACTCCAGTAATTTCTTCATCAAGATATATAGAAGTGGGATCTTCAAAGTATTGAATACCGAAGTCCATAGGCTCTATAACTGATGGCTTACCCATATCATCAACTTCAATTATCTCAAAGAATCTTTCAGTAATCTCTTTCTCAAGAATAAACAATCCATATAACATAGCCATGACTCTATCGTCATGAAATCCTGCTCTAGCTTTCCAAGTACCATTAGGGTAACGAACAAAGTTTCTTAATTCAGTTACTGTATCTTCTTCTCTTACAGTTACTACTCTAACTTCATTCATAAAGTATCTCATATTAAGAACACCTTTATATTTAGAATTTGTATGAGCAATCATACCTCTCATTACATTTCTACGATGAGCGTTTTTATTACCATATGATACTATCTTATCATAACCTAAATCTTCTGCTAACCTATCCACCACCTGTGCTCCACAATTGTTTCTCTCTATGAGAGCTAAGGGAGACCCCCAGTTACGTAAAATTTTATATAATCTATTAGTAAACTCTAAAGGCGGGATCTTATTGTTTCTATATACAGCTACTTGCTTAATATCTTTAATATCTGTTATATCTAAAATCTGAATAACAGATGAATCTACTCCTACACCTTCAGATATATCTACACCAGCTACATATACTTTATTTTCATCTGGCTCTTCCCATATCTTATAATGACCTTCATCTAGTATAATTTTTGGTTTAGTTACTTTAGACATCATTTCCTCAAATAGATCATCATCAAGAGTAGATTCGCCAGAGTGAATAAACTCACATTCAAATTCTTGTAACCAAGCTTCAGAGGAACCAATAGCTGTTTTAGTTGCTTGAGCCCATTCTTCATCCCTACCTGGCACTTCATCCCATTTTATCTTATCATGAGCCCATCCGTTATCACCTTCTATAGCACCTGTATAAAGTTTATAAAATAAGTTAGCTGTGCCATTAGAAGTAGAACAAACAAATACTTTAGATTTTTTAGAAGAGGTGATAATAGGAAAGACTGACTTCCAAAACTCTTCTACTAAATGCGGTTCAATAAATGCCATCTCATCAATAACCAGACAGTTAACAGATTGACCACGAGCAGCTGTACCAGTTGTAGTTGTAATACCGATACGACTACCATTCTCTAAAGTCATAGACGTCTTAGCATATTCCTTTACAGGAGGTTTTAACCAGTTAGGTAACTCTTCATAAGCCATTCTCACTCTCTGAAATATTTCAATAGCAGTAGCCTCTTTGTTTGCTACTAAAAGTATACGTTGATCATTATTAAAGCATGCTTGCCATAAAATATAGATTGTCATCATAGTAGA